ACCTCCTTCTTGTAAAGGCCATTTTTAACCTCGGATAAAACCTCCCAAATAGAATTTCCTCCGATTGGGATCGTGTTTTTAGCGTCGAAAAAGCGAGAAATTAGTTTTTTCTGGTAAATTTGCATAGGATCATTTTTAAAGAAAAGGCTTCTATCGTGGTGGTGGTGGCCTTTTTTATTTTTGGGAGAGGTAGGAAAGGAGGGAATTTTCGGGAATAAGGATTCGAGATCCTCGTCGGTGTTGGTAGGTTGAAATCTTCCGTTCTTGGATCAAGGTTCGGAGGCGTGAAATCGAAAGGCGAAGCCGATCGGAGGCTTCTTTCGTGGTAAGGAGTGTTTCTTCGGTCATTTCTTGTTGGTTAGGTGGGTGGGGAGTTTTACGCCAGAGAGAGAGATCCCTTCGACCAAGGAGCGGACGGATTTTTCGAGGAGAGCCTCGATCGTCGTTTGGTATCGGAAAGAGGCGAAGGAAATTATTTCGTATTCCAAGGCCGAAATCGTGAGCTTGACCTCGACCTCTGGTTTGTCGATCGGAGGAGGGGTGGTTTTCATTGTGGGAATTTTAGTGGGTGGGGGTATCCAAACCGCCAAAGAGGGTCGTTGGGGTTGTTCAAGATTTCCAAAAGGCGGAGAAGGAGGACGTAAGCTCTTTCGTAGCGGTCCGAGGTTCGGGCCACGTCAAATAGGACTATATCGAATCGTTTTCTCTGGAGAAAGTAATCCTCCGAAAAGAGGGGAGCTTTGTCCTCGTGGGTCGTCAAATCCCAAAGAAGGTCCGAAAGGCCTTCCTCGAGAGCTTTCTCCAAGGGGGAGGCAAAGAGAGAGTTCGAAATTCCTTCGCCTCGTGGTGGTGGTGGTGGCGTTTTCATTCTATCAAATAGCGTTTATACCTATATGTCGAAATAGGTAATAAATACCAAATTCAAGCGGAGGCGGTCTCCAAGAGTGAAAGAAGAGCATTAGGCAAATATCCAAGAAATGTCTCCAAGGTTTTTCACAAAAGACGTGGATTTTTACACAAACATTTTTTTTCGTTCAAGAAACGTCAAGGAAAAAACAATTTGTCTCTTATTGTCATTTCTTGTTGGTTCGTCCAAGAAATGTCCCTATCTTTGATTTACTAAACAAGCCGAAAATGAAAACTCTCGAAAACGCTATTTATCTCCGTGTATCCACCAAGAAACAAGGAGCGTCGGGTCTCGGTCTCGAGGCTCAAAGAGCGGACGTGAAAGCCAGAGGATATGAGGGGAGAGAGTTCGTCGAGGTCGAATCGGGAAGGAAGGACGAGAGAGAGGTCCTCCGTGAGGCTATTTCCTTTCTCCGTGTCTCTGGAGGGAAGCTCGTGGTCTCCAAGCTTGACCGCCTATCTCGGTCCGTGAGAATGCTCTTCGAGCTTCGGGAAGCTATGCTCGTGGAGGGAATCGAGGTCGTCGTCTTGAATCTCTCAAATTTCGACACGTTAAGCGTCGGTATTTATGCGGTAATGGCCCAACACGAGGCGGAGGTATGCTCGGAGCGGACGAAGAAAGCTATGGCCGAAAAACGCAAGAGAGACGGAGAATGGAGGGTCGGGAATTGGACGGAGGCGGTAAGAGCCAAGGCGATCGAGGCTCGTCGCAAGAAGGCGGACAAGAGTGAGCCAAGGAATCAAGCGAAGCGTCAAATCGTGTCCTTGGTCCGTGAGGGGTGGTCCTTCTACAAGATTTCCAAGCACCTAAACGAGAGCGGTTTTAAGGCTCCTCGGGGTGGTTCTTATACGCCAAAGGCGGTCTCTCGATTGGCTTCGGTGGCCTAATTTTCGAGGGGGAGTTGAGTTTTTTTCGATTTTTGTCCGTGTCTCAAATTCGCTCTTTGGGCGTTTTTGTGTTGGGGTGTATGCTCCGTAATTAAGGGGAAGAAGAAAGGACCTCGAGTTTAACGTCGAGCCAAATCGGGATCTCTCCTCGTCTGGAGATCTCCTTTTCGTATTTATTGAAATCAAGCCGAAAGGCCTCAAAGAGTAGGCGTGGAGGGAGATTTCTCCTCTCTTGGGTCAAGTAGCGGATTCGAAAGGCTTTCTCAAAAATTGCGAGAAGCTCCTCCGAGGAGAGTTCGTCCGAAAGGACCAAGGCCTCCAGATCGTCGAGGTTCTGGATCGTGTGTTCCATTATTCGCTTTCCTTTGGAAGGAAGATCCACATTTCGACCTTCATTCCAAGCCGAGCCTCCTCCGCCTCGTGAAATCGTGCGGATTCGAGGAATATCTCGAGAAGGTGGTCCGTGCTTTTTATATCTTCCCTAACGACCGAGTATTTCCAAATCTCCTCGATTATATCGGAAAGCTCGTCGATCGTGAGGTCCGAGGATCTAACAAAGGTCTCGAAATCGTCAAGCGTCGAAATCTCGGTCTGGTTCTTGGTGGTGTTGGTCATTCGTGCGATTTATGGAGATTACAAACGGAGAGAAAGAAGGAGGAGCTTCGCCTCCGATCTCGACGGAGCGAAAGGTTGGGAGGACGAATCGAGCAAGGTCGCAAATTATACGGAGGCGGTCTCGAGGTGTTAAGCTCTGGAGGTCTTGATCGAGGGTTGGAAGGTTGTGAGCGATAAGGTTTGCGAGGTTCTCTCGAATTTCCGAGGCCGTTTTGTGGTGTTTTTTTGGTGTTTTTCTATCAAATTCGGTCATTTTTTGGGGTTTTTTAGGTGTTTTTCGAGGTGTTTTTCGAGGTCAAAGAAGGTCAAAAGAGGGATTTTCGGGATTTCTCGGAGCGATTCGTTACACTTGGGCGAAAGTTGTAACGAAGGATTTTCGGCCTTCTTGATAGCGTGGAGGCCGTTTTTTGTGTTTTCATTCGTTAGAGGTGGTTTTTGTGTAACGAATATCTTTTCGGCCTTCTTGATAGCGTGGAGGCCGTTTCTTGGGAGATTTCGGAGGGATTCGTTGCATACGTTACAAAAACGAGTTGTCTAAATTATTTACATATTCACCCCTATCTTTTTTTAAGTATTGTTTTTTTTTCTGTAACGTATGTAATGAAAAAGAAGAAAACCCCTCTTCTTGATATTGGGAGGGCCGTTTTTGATTCGTTACACGGGGCGTTTTCTGTAACGGGGGTTGTAACGTATGTAACGAATTTCTAAACGTGTAACGTATGTAACGAATTTCTAAACGTGTAACGTATGTAACGAAGCGGACCTCCATATAGGCGTTTTCCGAGGCGTTCGTCCTTGGTGGGTGTTCGGTATCAAGCGAGGGATTTCGCTTCATTGTGAGGCCTCTGGAGACGTTCTCCGTTAGTCCAAAAGGCTCTCCTCTTTGCGGTGTTTCGACGTTCCTTCTTTCTCCTTCCGAGCTTCGTCCATTTCCAGAAATTCGGGCCGAAAAACGACCTTGTATCCCTTTTGTCGTTCTCCGATCATAAATACGGGATTCGCTTTCGTGGCCCAAGCGTATTCGAAGCCGAGCCTTTTCATTTGCTCCCCAAGCTTATTTATCGTGAGCGTGAATCGATTGGAGGATTCTCCGAGCCTCTTTATGTAAGTCGTCGAAACGATAACGGAGCGGTAATAATCGTCGAAGCGTTCTCGTCCAAGCTCTTCGAGGTCGGCCTTGAGTTCGTCGGGGAGATAAAACATTTCAGTAATAACTGCCTTCTCGATCGATACCTCCTCGTAGCGTTCTTTCGTGTATTCGTCGAGCCTCTCGATCTCCTCGGGCGTAAGGAAGAAGCCTCGAGGATTCTCCTTATACATTCGAGAAAGCTCGATCCAAAGGCCGATCCTATCGATTTTCTCCATTCGGTCAAAGGATACGCCAGAGATCAAGACGGGGAGGATTCTCCGATTTCCCGTCGGGTCGTTAAGGATTCGCTCGTCGTTGGTCGTTCCACAAAACACGGACAAACGGACGAGATCCTCCGAAAGTCGGTCGTAAGGTTTGCGAATCGAGACGACCTCCTTGGAAAGAATCTCCTTAAAAATCTTCGCTTCCTTCTTTGATTTACCTCCAAATTCGTCGTCGCAAATAATGAGCTTCTTGGTCATTAGGACGTAATCGTCTTTACCGCTATCGAATTTCGATTCGGAGTAATAACGACGGAGGGGGGAGGGGAGAAGCTCTCGAAAGAATCGAGTTTTTCCGATCCCTTGCGATCCACAAAGGACAAGACAAAGGACGGAGTGTGTTCCATTCATTGAGCCGATAATCCCAAGAAGCCATTTCTTGACCAAGAGCCGAGCAAATTCGGTATCTCCTTCTCGTTCGCTTTTTATGCGGAGACAAGAGAGAAGCTCGTCCACGAGGCCTCGTTGTGGTTCGTGCATTCGATTACTTTCCAGAAAGTCGAGAAAGGGGTCGAAAGAATCGATATAGTTCGAATGGAGGGAAAGCATTACCGCCTCCGTCGTTAGCTTATTTCCGAGGATTTTTTTAGCCTCGATCGTAATCGTGTTTATGTTCTTGTTTGAAAGCTCCTCTCCTTCAAGCTCGAGATTTCGTGTCCTTGTGTTGTATTTCAAGGGGAAGGCTCGGAGAAAGTCGATAAGCTCGTCGTAATCAATTTCGCTCTTATCCTTGTGTTTTTCAGTATGTTCCAAAGGAGAATCGAGGACACGTTTTACGACCTCCTTTATCATTTTCGGAGGGTATCCTTGCAAAGAGCCGATCGAGTGGAGGGAATCTTTACACGTTTTCTCGTTGGGCGGTCCTCCTTGTTTTCCGATCTTCTTCTTGTGTTGGATTGCGGTCCGTATCATAGCCTCCTTTCGAGGGTCTCTATCCATTATATCGGCCAAGCGAAAAATGTATCGAAGCGTTCCAAAATTGACCTCTCCTCGATTTGTTCGAAGAATGTAGTCGAATTTCTCGTCCGTCTTTTCGGGTCCGTAATTTGAGTAATAAGACGAGATTTCGTGAAAGTAGGCTCGACCTCCTTCTCCGAGGTTCGCCAGAGCAAGAGCGATCTTTATCCAGACCTCGTGTCTCGAGGAGTTCGTCGCATTCGAAACGACAAGAGCAAGGTCGATCTTCTTCTTCTTTATTTGAGTAAGGGCAAAAACCAAATCGTCCTCGTCGTAATCGAAAACGGAGGGGATTCGGTTCGTGGTGTATTTCCGAGGCGGTCCTTGGGGGGGTGGAGGAGGCGTGAATTTTCGGTCTGGAGCTTCGCTCGAGGCCTCTTCCTTCCTTTGTGGGGGAGAGGGTCTCGGAGTAAATTCGGAGAGCGTGGAGGCCTTCTCGTCAAGCGAGGCGGTCGTCCTTTGGACCACGTTTTCTCGGTCCTCTTTGATATAAGCGTCGGGATCGTACGAGGCGAAACGGATAGCGTTTAATTCCTTGGGAGCGGGATCGATATTGAGATTTAACGCCTTGAGTTCGTTTTGGAGTGTGAAATAATGCCTCTTGTGGTCCTCGGCCTCGTGGCCTTTGCGGACCTCGATAGCGAAAAAGAGAGCGTATCCTCCGAGTGGGGTTTTCGTTTTTTTACATTCTCCGTCTCCAGAGGCGGAGCGGTAATAGCCAAGGACGGAGGGATCTCCTTGAAATTGGACCATTTCGTCCGTAAGGTCTCGGCCTTCGTTGTCTTTTCGATCTATATCGATCGATATTACTTGCGTATGCTCACAAAAATTTTTCTTTTCTCGTGTATCGGCAAATTCTCCAGAGATCGTCCAAGCGATTAGTTTTCCTTTGAGGTTGTCTCTTTCGTCCTTGGTTGTTTTGGTCCTTAAAAAATCGACCTCCTTCTTGTAAAGGCCATTTTTAACCTCGGATAAAACCTCCCAAATAGAATTTCCTCCGATTGGGATCGTGTTTTTAGCGTCGAAAAAGCGAGAAATTAGTTTTTTCTGGTAAATTTGC